AAGCCGAGATGCTCGAGGGTTTCCGCAATTTTTAAGGCTTCTTTAGGCGGTGGCTGCTCAGCTATTTTCCTCATTCCAGCCTTCTCTCCGAACGGGTTATATTTCGCCATGACAGCGGGCATTTCCACGTAAGGCGTTCCAGCCTTAGCCAAGGTTTCCTTTACGAGTTTTGCGCCTAAACCTATGGTCCGGTATTTTGGATGAACAACAACTCGGCTGATGATGCTTAATTTTTCATTCAATTCTTTCATGGTCATTTTTGGCATGACAAGCCTTCGCCCGAAACATGTTGGAGGCGGATAACAATAAACAATTACTCCGCAAAGCTCATCGCCACGCTTTAGACTGAAGATTCTGCGAGGACCCGCTATTTTGTGGCTGCGGTAATGGAAGCCTGCAAGCTTACGCCAATCCTCAGTTGAGCCTTTCTCTACGTGCATTTCCTTAACGAGGTTGCATTCCTTTGCAGGCTTATTCGGATAATAGTTAACGGTTATTTCTTTTCCGAAGCGTTTGTGGATGTGGACGCTCGGGTTTAGATCCTCAAACAAGTCTGTGTGAGTTGTCGCTGCCAAAACAGCTTTGCCTTGTTGACGTGCAAGCTTCTGAAGATTATAAGCTACGATTTTAGCGGTGTCCCTGTCAAGTGTCGCGGCGAACTCATCCATTATCCAAAATTGAGCCTTACTCTCAATCATTTTCGCAATTTTGTAACGGTACTTCTGCCCGTCGCTCAGTTGCTCATAACTGCGAAGGAAAAGGAATGCATCGTTTAAGCCTACTTTACTGAGAAGCTCTAAGCCTTCCTCGAGGGTTTCGCCCACAGTCTCGATAAGTGGCTTGCCAGGTTCAGGCTGAATGCCCGCAATATTGATGCAGCTTAAGCCCATGTCTTGTTTGATGTCTTTCTCTAAAGCCTTCAGTAACACACTTTTGCCGGAGCCAGAATCGCCCGTTATTAAGACTATATCTTTCTGTCCTATTTTCAACTCGATGTTGTCGTAAATCACAAATTTTTCCCATTGGTCTAAGCCAAGTCCGAAGCCTTCAGCTACTGAAACCACTCGCTCCGTTGCCTCAGGAGCGGCAGTCTCATAAGCGATGTTAATCAGAAACTTCCCAGTTACCTGGTCAAAAATGCGGGCGTATTTGCGGATGCGGAAAAACTCGTGTCTTCTCATCTTCCATCACCCATGACTTTACGCTTCTGCAACTTGCGACGTACATGCTTAAGCTTACCCAAGTTTGAAAGCCTCTAAATCCAATTCTTTCATTTCAACAGTCGCATAAATCGCCAGGGCAGTAGCCCAAAACACGTCATCGTGCTGATTTTCGGGATGATAATACCGATATGTGCCATCTTTTTTTAATTCAAAGCGTTCCACGTTAAGCTCAACGGAATAATTCAGTTTTTTAGTGGGTGAAATTTGAATCTCCGTATATGGATACCTATAGGCATCATTCAACATACGCTGTTTAAGTAGGCTAGCCATTTCCTGCTTTCGCGGATGCGTGAAGTTTACGCCCTCAACATTCTGAATCCCACCGTTAGTCATATCCTCCACTATATAATTGCCAACGCCAGTGATGTCAGCTCTAATTCTTTCAAAAGTCTCCCAGCGGTCCGCCAACGTTTTAACGTATCCTATCACAGAGGCATATTTAGTGCCCAAGGGCCACACTTTCAAATGACGTAGCATTGATTTCTCGCCCAAGCGTTCCGTAACCGCAAAAGCCGAATGATCTCTCTCCTTACCAAAATCTAAACCCCCAAAAAAGCGGCCTTGATGCATAGGTCCCTCAAGATTCCATAACTCTAAATTGGCGTCTTGGCATTTTGTGATAAGACTAAGGGGCAACCAAACAGCCTCATCCTCAGCCCATTCTGCCTCCATCTCTCGCTTCCATCTGAATTGATCGTCAGCATATTCCTCTTTTAACTGATCAGCCTTTCTCTTCGTCAAAGGACCATTAGGCTCGAGGGCCTGCTGCCACGTCACATGACTTTTGGCAAAATGCTTGTATTGGGGACGATTGAAAAACTTCCAAAACATGCTATCTGTACTCCCTGGAGTACTGCTGCAAATGAATTTTCCGTGAGCCTTGGTAGCGAGAGTGAATATAATGGCATCATACAGTTCTTGGTCCGTTGGAATGTAGTTATACTCGTCAGCGTAAACAATGTCAAGAGTAAAACCTCTTATCGTATCCGGGTTGCAGGGAAAAGCCTGAATAAGGCTACCATTCCTCAGAGAAACCATAGTAGCTTGAGGTTTGCGGTAAAGACCCTTAGGCAGTTTAGCCAAGAAACTATTAATCTTGCGAATCGGAATTTTCGTTTGACGCCAACTAGGTCCCACAATGGCAATCTGGGCTCCAGGATGCAAAAGGGCAAAATGTAGCAACCAAGCACTAATCATATGCGTTTTGCCGCTTTGTCTGGACCATCGAAGGGCTACAGAATCATTCTCTGCTACTAGTTTGGCACCCTCACACTGATAATCCGTAAGTTTTAACCTAAGCCATTTCTCGCAAAACTCAGGAAAATCCTCTGGAATAGGTAGAGGTTTTGGCTTCTCACGTTGCCCCTTTAACTTTTCAATTTCACGCCAAAGAGATTGCGGGCTATCAGGCAATCCTTTCCAAGAAACAGTCATTCGGGCGGCGCCTCAGTTTTCAACTTGGCTAAAGCCTTCTTGATTTCATCGAGATCGGAGAGTTTTTTCGGACGTAGAGATAAGCCTAGAAGCTTAGCAGCTAACTTCATGTATTGCAACGCTAGCTTCTGTTTGGGTTGCTTCGCCTTAGCGTATCTTTCAGCAATCTCATAACATTCAGCAGCAAATATCCTCATAATCTTATCCCGAGCCTTGAAAGACTCTGCATCGACAAAATCCTTGCCCTTGAGTTTCCTAGCAATTCGACAGAAAGAACGATAGACCAGATGTTGAAAAAAAATATTTTTTTTTCTCATGCGCTATGCCTTCTGACCTACAAATATGCCCATGACTGTGCCGCTTAAGCCCGTGATTGCAGCGAAGATCTCACTGTTCCATTTGCCCAGAAAAGCCATATGTGCTATTTCTAGTGCAGAAAGGCATATAGTCATGCCAATCGCAAATTTCACACCTAACACAAGTTTCTCATTAGGCTCAACCACTTCAACTTGATCCCGGCCATGTGGCCCTCTCTTATGCACTCTGCGAGTAAGAGCTTTCTTAACCCAATCCCGCATGATTAACAACCCTCCGCTGAAAAGTACGCTTATTCAAAGCCCTGCGGCCACCCAACAAGAAACTGTTAACCAGCTGACGCGCCACCTGAGCGTCAACACAAGCCTTAGCAACAACAACAACTTTCAAAGTCCACGTTAAAGGCACAGCAGTATAATCAATGTCAAAAATGCCGCTGGAATATTTGAAACTGTTCTGGGCAATAACAATATGCTTACTTTTCTCGCCGAAAACTCCTATGAAAATGCCCCAACTATGAACAGGCACATCAATCGCAATGCCCACACCACTACTCTTACCCACACTAGCATCAGTCCACTCCACACAGATTAGATCTCCAGGCTTAATATCCTTCATTTCTTTACCCAGTTTCTTTCTCAATCAAATCAACCTCGCAATCTTGTGCCTGCTCAAATGGTCCATTTTAGACCTGAGAGCACCCCAAACACTCATGGTTAAGTAGCTCCTGTCAATAGCCCATTCTGGAAAGTCAACACTCCAGTGTTGCCCACAAGATCCTTCAAATACGTGATTTGAGTGGTCAACCCCGAATTTCCGTAGCTGCTCTTGTAGTCCGAGGCTGTTATGCCACCGTTGAAACTTATGTGTCCTGCGTAGACGTTTGGACACCTTGCTTCGGCTAAAACACCGCTAATAATATCTGCTGCTGCATGATTATGAGCGGCTGGAGTATACCGCCCATTAGGATTAACATACATTGGATCCGAAGAACCTTCACCTTCAAGGACATAACCAGCTGTTCCATTTGGAAGTCTTGCAAGAATGAACTTTCCACTTGAAATTATAGCAGCATCAGCTAATACATTCTGCAAGATTCTTGCATTTGTTATGACAGTGAATCCAGCAACGTTCAGCCAGCCCAGATCTCCAACTCCATAAACATATAGATTACCCCACTTCAGAGAGCCACTGCCCAAGTTGTAAGTGTTATTTGCGTTCGGCAAGAAGTCAACAGAGCAACCTCCGACTAAGGCTTTGATGGCACCTGCAAGGTAGATGTCTCGCCAACGATACGGAGTAACACCCTCACCAAGATCATAAATGTTATCAACCGCTGGAATCAAATTACCCGTGAAATGGTAATTATCGGCCCAAGCGTCTTTAACATGCAATTCACTCCAACGAAGAGGAGAACCTCCGCCATAACCAATCTTTCCGGCATTATCGCCCGTCGGAAGAAGGTCATTCTTGACTTCTATCATTCCTGGGCCTGTGCGCTTGAACCAAGTGTCAAGGGCTGACTCTCCACCGGGACCAAACTGAAGCATGTCCTTGCTAAATTGAGCTTTGGGATTTGATTCTCCAACCGTTTTGATACGGACATAACCGTCAGTGTACAAGAGCAGATAGAGAGTGTGCACTTCTTTCCATTTTGCGGTTTCCGCTCCAAAAATGCCATGTGCGTCATTGCTTGGTCGAAACTGATGGTCTAAAATTGCGGTTCCAGCCTTGTTTTTAGTGCGGAAATTAATTATAGCTGCTGCATCTTCGAAGGGTCCTATATATTTGGGGGAAAACCATCCAGTGATTTTGTCCCATCCGCCTTTATCTAGGCTGGGCCATTGGACGCCATTATCATCGCCAGCTTCATGTCCTTGATGATGTGCTCCTAAGCCTCCGCTCCATGCAGTAGGAAACACGCCTTTTCCAAGCTTTGTCCGCGCAAGCTTCTCAACCGTGATGGTTGTTGCACGCAACCCATATAAGTAATCAGCCAATAATGGCGGAACCTTTCCGAGCTCAAGCGTTATTTCAAGAGTCTGTGTTTTTGCGTCAACATGATATTCGACGGTTTCAATGCGAAAATCGCTGTCAACGTTCTCATTAGGCAGTGTAACATGAATCTTGTCTGCGGGTAAAAGTGGAGTGGTGCCATAATCTATAATCGTGGAACTCAAGTTAAGATATTCCGCTGGATCTGAGAGGTAAGCAAGTAAAGCCTTAGTTCTCAGCTCGCATTCGTTATCGCTTACAAGTTCCTCATCAGTCTCCGTGAGTTCACGTAAGCCATAGGCATTTTGGCTGTCAGTATTTTCTGATGTTCCAGTATAAGAACAGTTTAGAAAACCGAAGTCGCCATCCCAAAAAATGTATGAAGTAGCACCGACACAATTCATAATGAGTTTAAGACCGCTTATTTGGTTCCATTGAGGATTTCCAACCTTTGTCCAGATTCCGTTAGGGTTATGATTTGCGTCATACATTTGGCTGGACCCTAAAGCCAGCGATAGTAACCCCCACTGTAGAATGCACTTGCCTTCAAGAATAGATTTGATGTCTCCTACGAAATAGTTTGCACTGTCAGGAGCAAGCAATATCACATAACCAGTGCCTCCTCCCAGATTCCCAGGCATCCAAGCCCACACAACAAAAGTTTGAGGCTTAACTAATGTGTCGAATGTGCGGTGAATAGTTGCTTCTCCGCCGCCTCCCGGAGTCCAAACTTCAAGGCAATGGCTTCCTTCTCGTTGTCTTA